CGCTTACGATGAATACTATGCCAAACAAGCAGCAGAGCAGATGGAATCGGTTGACAATAGCTTCATGAAAGACAATGATCCAAGGATGCGTAAGTTTGCAGACAGACAGTCCACAACCACACGCGGAATTGGATTTGGTGCAGGTTCCAAGTAAATTTTTTAGGAGTCCTTAAATGGCTTATCCAATCGTTCCAGCCCCTTACGGGTTTAAAGCGGTTAGCGAGTTCGGTGGTCTACCCTATGCTGGTTCTACCCGCATGTATCCCATCGCCACTGGCTACAGCACAGGTCTGTTCAATGGTGACATTGTTCAGCTCTCAGGTGGTACTATCGTTGCCACTACTATGTCTGCTGCTTCCTCTCCCGGTACAGCAGTTGCAGGTACTTTAGGTATCTTCGTTGGCGCAGAGTACACAAACTCTTCAAGCCAGATCGTTCGCGGTCAATACTGGCCAGCAAGCACAACATCTAACTACGCAGTTGGATACGTGATTGATGATCCCCGTACCGTGTTCAAAGCTGCTGTTGTTGCTCAAGGTACTTCCTTGTCTAACACTGCTTCCACAATTGGCTATATCAACCCTACCTTCATTGGTACCAACGTATATGCCATCACTGGTACAACCGGCAATACCACAACTGGTGACTCAGCAATGGCTATCTCTGGTGGCGTTGTTAGCTCTGGTACTTCTGGTAACACCCGTGTTACATCAGGATTGCCCTTCCGCGTTGTTGGCGTTGTACAAGATACAGCCGTTAGCGTTTCAGCCACTGCTTCTACTTCTGGTTCAAGCACAACTGTTACATTGACTGCTGCTAATACAGCCATCCAGCCCGGTATGCAGTTGATTTGCCCAACAGGCACAGGTTCAGCCCAAGGTAACTACATTTATGTAGTGACTGTAAGTGGTACTACCGTAACTGTGAACAGTGCCGTTACTTTGGCATCTGGTTCATCAGTAACTTTTGTTGGCTTCCCCGAAGCGCTTGTGGTTTGGAACCAAGGCTTCAGCGGAATGACTAATGGCACTGGCGTTTAATTAAGGAGCACATAAATGGCTATTTCACGCGCACAACTACTTAAAGAGCTGCTCCCCGGATTGAACGCATTGTTTGGTCTTGAGTACGCACGTTACGGCGAAGAGCATAAAGAAATCTACGAGACTGAGAAATCAGAGCGTAGCTTCGAAGAAGAGACCAAATTGTCTGGTTTCTCCGCTGCTCCAGTCAAGCCCGAGGGCACTGCATTGTCTTATGACAACGCACAAGAAGCCTTCACAGCTCGCTATAACCACGAGACTATTGCCCTTGGATTCTCAATCACCGAAGAGGCTATTGAGGATAACTTGTACGACAGCTTGTCTGCTCGTTACACCAAAGGCTTGGCTCGCGCTATGGCTTATACCAAGCAAGTTAAAGCTGCTTCAATTTTGAACAACGCTTTCAACGCAACCTATACTGGTGGCGACGGCGTATCTTTGTTGAACACAGCTCACCCCTTGGTTAACGGTGGCACCAATGCCAACACTCCTTCCACTCCTGCTGATTTGAACGAAACTTCTCTTGAGAACGCCGTTATTCAAATCGCAGCTTGGACAGATGAGCGTGGTCTTTTGATCGCTGCTAGACCCAAGAAGTTGATTGTTCCCCCAGCATTGATGTTCGTTGCTACTCGCCTCTTAGAGACTGAGTTGCGCGTTGGTACAAACAACAACGACATTAACGCCATCAAGAACAACGGTTCTGTTCCTGAAGGTTACACAGTTAACCACTTCTTGACAGCACCTAACGCTTGGTTCCTTACCACAGACGTTCCCAATGGTTTGAAGCACTTTGAGCGCACACCATTGCAGAATTCTATGGACGGTGACTTCGACACTGGTAACGTACGTTACAAGTCCAGAGAGCGTTATAGCTTTGGCTGGTCTGATCCTCTTGGTATCTACGGTTCTTACTAATTTAGTATTAGTTCTAACCTTTAAAGGGCCCCTTGTGGGCCCTTTTTATTTGCTGTATAATTCCCCGTATCGTAACACAGTAGAAGTATATGGAATACCCAAACAACCGTGCAGAAGCCAAAGCAACAGGTGCAAAGTTCTATTTCACAGGCACTGCTTGTAGTCGGGGGCACATTGCTTTACGCAAAACCAAAGGAGCTTGCGTTGAATGCGTAAAAGAAGATTGGAAAATTGATAATGAAAAGCGCAAAGAAAAACCAAAATCAGAAGCGGCGAAAGCAGCAGCAAAAAGATATTACGAACGTAATAGAGAGGCTGTGTTAGCGCGTGCAAGTGCTAGGCCAAATGAAGCAAAACAGGCATACAGAAACAAACATAAACAAGAAAACCCTGAACTTTACAAAGCCCTCACTAGCGTCCGTAAACGTAGACATCGTGACGCCACACCCAAATGGATAACCCCTGAACAAAAGTTGGCCATGCGCGAGCTGTATTTGCATGCGCAAAAGCTGACTGCAATGACTGGTGAACGATATGTAGTTGACCACATCATCCCGTTGATCTCCCCCGAAGTCTGTGGACTCCACGTGCCTTGGAATTTGCGTGTAATCACGCAAGAAGAAAACTTAAAAAAGTCTAACAAACTTCTTGACACGCCCAAGGAATAGTGTATATTGAAGGCTGTCTGGGATTTTTTCTCTTGTTGCCAACCTGCCCAGAGGTCACGATGCAACGATTAACAAGAGACTTTTGCATAAGGAATTATCATGGCACGTTCCACCTTTGAAGGCCCAATCCTATCGGGCGACAACCGTTTTGGCCCCCTACGTAACGTAGGCTATTCTGTTTTGGTTCAGAACATTGACCTTGACATCTCCAACGTAACAAATGGAACATCCACCTATGCTGGTGGCTCTGGACAGTTTGTATCATCAAACACCATCCCCAATTTACCCGCTACAGTTTTTGTACCTTCAGCAACTGCCACTCCAACGGCACAAACAATTCCTGCTGACACAGCTACAAACATTTATCGCGGTGCTGTTCTGTATTTGCCCACAGGCTCAGATTTGGATGACACCTTCCTTGATATTGCCACGACATTTGCTGTGTCTGGCGGTACAGCTTCTTTGACCAGCGTGCAGTTTTTGATCTCTAACAACTACACTGCCGCTGCTGGTACTGCTGCGTATTTCCAAACTGCCGCGTTGACAAACAATGCTGTTGGCCGTCAAGCACTGTCTACTTTCACAGGTACACAGATCATCAACCAATCAGCCACTTCAACTGACATTTATCAAGGCGGCACACAGCCTAACTTGTCACAAGTTGTTTTGACGATTGCTTTAGTGGGTACAGCTTTGAATACCGCTACAGCAATAACTGGTCAAGTCAATTGGACTTTGCGTTATAGCCAGCCCGATAACAATATCGGTAACCTGACAACTTACCCCTACGGTAACTTTGACTGATCTTCTGGGGGCTTCGGCCCCCGTCTTTAATTAAGGAGATTATTCATGGCAGTACAAAGCTCAAACGGAATTCCCGCAACCAACAACACGTTTAATTCAATTACTCGTCAAGCAAAGTACGAGCCTTTTGATTTACAAGTTGCGCGTGGCCAAGTTTATGGACATAGTGTTTTAAACATTTATGGTTACCAAGCAGCGGTAGGCACATCGTTTGTGCCTGTGTGGGAAGGCAATACCACCTACACTTTTCCATCGTCCGCGATCCAAATGCACGTTGCTAGTTCTGTTAACACTGGCGATGACAAGACAAACACTTTTGTTCTTATCAATGGGTTGGATGCAAACTACAACCAAATTTCTGAAACTATAAAGTTGAACGGAACGACTGCTGTGACTACAGTGAAATCGTACTTACGTATCAACAGTATGTCAGTAACCACCGGCGCTCCCACTGGCAATATTACGCTAAAAGATACATCTGATACAACTTTGTATGCAGAAATTTTAGCTGGCAATGGCCGCACTTTGATGGGCATCTATACCGTCCCTGCGGGCTATACGTTCTATTTAAGCCGTATTGACATCAAT